AAGGGTTTGACGCGACGTCGGATGACTACTATAATGAATTAGATAATCGGATACGGGAAGAATTCCCGCAGAAGATGAAATCAAACGGAGCAGGAAGCAAAAGGCCCTCCCAGACTGTTGCTTCTGTGTCACGCTCTGCAACTGGGCGCAGTGCAAATAAGAAGGTTCGACTCACCCCGACCCAAGTCGATATGGCTAGAAGATTGGGTGTGCCACTAGAAGAATACGCGAAACATGTGAAGGGATAAGTTGTGGAAAATAAAACAGAAAATTCTATTGAACGAAGCCCCCGTGCAAATAATACTAGGGTTAAAACGGCACAGCGTAAGCCGTGGGCGCCCCCGTCTATGTTAGACGCACCTCCCGCCCCAGATGGGTTTAAACATCGTTGGATACGAGCAGAAGTTCGTGGTTTTGACGATCAGAAAAACATCAGTGCCAAGATGCGAGAAGGTTGGGAATTAGTCCGTAAGGATGAATATCCAGACTTTGAAAGTCCTGTCGTTGATTCGGGAAAATATGAAGGTGTGTTTGGAGTAGGTGGTTTAATTCTTGCTCGTATACCAGTAGAGACCATTGCAGAACGTGAGTCATACTTCAATAAGAGAAGTTTGGATCAGCAGGAAGCCGTGGACCACGATATGATGAGAGAGAATCAACATTCGTCGATGGCGATTAATAAACCTGATCGTCAATCAAAGGTAACTTTTGGTGGTCGAAACAGATAACGGACCACTTAAATTGGAGAAAATAAATGGCTAATACAGATACTGCCGGCTATGGTCTAAGACCAATATCCCGACAAGGCTCTTCAGTCTCGTCAACGGGTACTACAGAGTATCGTATTGCATCTGATAACAGCAACCCTATCTTTCACGGTATGGCGGTTATTCCGCTTGCTGCGGGAGTTATTGACGATCTACAGGCAGCCGCCGGTGGTAACGTCGCTATTGCGGGTGTTTTTAGCGGATGTGAATATGTATCCTCTACTACAGGAAAAGTAGTTTTTTCTAACTTCTGGCCGGGTTCTGGTGCAGACTCTGACTTTCCGGTTAGGGCTTTCTTGCATGACGACCCCAACCAATTGTTTCAAATAGCAACGTCTAACGTTGTAAGTGCAGCAAATACCGAAGCTGAAATTCGTGCAGCGGTCTTTGCAAACATTGCTTTTGCAACAGGAAACAGTGGATCGACGACTACTGGACTTTCTTCTGCAACAGCAGATTTGAACACAATTGCCACCACCAACACTTTGGCATTAAGAATTATGGGTATTCAAGACGATCCTGCTAATTCTGATTTCACTGCTGCGGGTATTCCATTAATTGTTCGTATAAACAACCACTTCAATGCACCTACTGGGTCTATTGCAGCGGCCACTGTTTCTACAACTGGCGTATAGGGAGAATAACTAATGGCTATTTCACGCGCACAACTAGCTAAAGAGCTAGAACCCGGTCTAAACGCCCTTTTTGGGTTGGAGTACGACCGTTACGAAAATGAGCATTCTGAAATCTTCGACGAAGAATCCTCTGACAGAGCTTTTGAAGAAGAAGTGATGTTGGGTGGTTTTGGAACCGCACCTACTAAGCAGGAAGGTTCTGCAATTAGCTTCGACGATGCACAGGAAACATACACTGCTCGTTATAACATGGAAACAATAGCTCTTGCTTTCTCTATTACGGAAGAAGCTATTGAAGACAACCTTTATGATCGACTCGCTAGTCGGTATACAAAGGCTCTTGCACGATCAATGTCTCAAACCAAGCAAATCAAAGCGGCTTCTATATTAAACAACGCGTTTAGTGCCGGAGTAACTGCGATTGGCGATGGCGCGGCGCTTTGTTCTGCATCACATCCATCTATTAGTGGTAACCAGACTAACGTTTTAGCAGTGGCTGCGGATCTTAATGAAACATCTCTAGAGCAGATGCTAATTGATATTGCAGGAACGACTGATGAGCGCGGTCTTAAAGTTGCTATTCGTGGCATGAAGTTAATTATTCCAAAGGAACTTCAGTTTATTGCGGAAAGAGTT